CAAGCTAGGAAAATCCTTTGCACAGCTCTCCCCTCGGGTTTATATTAACTCAAAACGGCAGGTCTTCGTCTTCAAAACTTGCCTTCTTAGGGGCTTGTTTGGGCTGATAGTCTTCCTTGGGTGATACTGCTAAACCCATGAATTTGCCTGACTTGCCCTCTTTAATCCATGCAGATAGCCAGTAATCCTGACCGCCTACTGTGATATTTCCTTTGTAATCAGGGTGTTTCTCTGACTCTTTTTTATCGTTTTTGAATAAAACGCCACTGTTATCTTTCTTTTCCATTACATTTCCTTCGCTTTCTTTAACGCTGAACGCACTTTACTGGGCAGGAGTGTCCACAATGCAATCTTTTGTTCAGAATCTAGGTTCTCTCCTTCCAACTTATCCCAAGCTGCCTTGGGGTCACCTTGCTCACAGGTGGCAATCAATTCAACTGCCATCTCTTGCAAGTACTGTAATTCCTCTGGAGGAATATTATCTTGTGCGCCCTGAGTTGGGCTAATGATGACCTTATCTTCCTTTAAAGGCGCAGAAGAGTCTAGGGCATCGTGTTCTACGATCTCCATTGCTGATACCCATAGGTATCTTCTAGTGTACGTTTCTACAGCCCCTAGGTTTTGAATTGGATGGCAACCTTTAAGGTTTGCTTCTGCCATAGGGCTTGTCAGAACGATCTCTGAGCCGTCTTCTGTGTCTGTGATAGTCAGACTAGCCAACTCTTTGCCAAACGACACCACACCACACAAACCAGTCTTATAGAAGATTGAGTTGATTGTTGGCAGAAAGTCACCTAATTCAAAGTATGAATACCCTGCAAACTTGTTGTGACCCGACTTTTTAAGTGGAGCGTGTTGCAAGAGTAACCTTGCCTCCATCAGCTTTTTATGTACACCCATGATTAACTCCTTTGATTTTCATCTAACTCTTGTTGAATGATCTCTTTTTGTTGTTCGGGATATAAATCCTTGAACTCGATAAAGTCTGCTTCTTGGCAACAGACTATTTTATTCCCTTTGATTGCCAAGCAATAAGGGCAGTAGTGGATGTCTGAAAAATGTTCAGAATACTGTACAAATACTGATTTCATGTGAGGCTCTCGAAAGCCATTTCCCATAGAACATCACCCGCCAGATCGGTGAGCTTGTTTAACTCATCTTCTGTCAATGGTGTTCCATCTTCATAGCATCCACTTGAAAAGTAGGCATAGAAATCTGGAAAGTCTCTGCTATCTACTCCATCTATCTCTAGGTCTACGACCTTTTTTCCATTAAGAATCGGCATATTTACTCCTGTTAAGCGTGGGTTACTGTTTGCCCACACCCATAATGTGCCACATACATTCCTGAATTTACATAGGGGTTTTCCCTAATTTACGCAACTTTTTTATCATGTTAGGCTACTCGCATGAAAACTGAAATACTTGAAAAAAGATGCGCTGAAGCCTTGCTTGGGTACTCTCAAACAATGGCAGATGCTTATACAACCGAACCAGAGGACTTTGATGCGGCTGTAACAGCTTTGCTTGCTAGAACGCTAGAACTCCATCTAAACCGAACAATCAACCTGGAGAACCTTTACAAATGACACAAGAAGCAGTAATCAGAGCATTACAAAATGGCCCACTTACATCCTATCAACTTGAGGATTTAACAGGCATACCAAGACTATCTATTGCAGCTTGTTGCACCAAGATGAGCTACAAGAAGAAGCTAAAAATTGGGAAAATTAAGTTAGGTCGGTCTTGGGTTTCTCAGTACACCTTAGAGCCGCATATGATTGAGGCTGAAAAGGTTGAGGAGCCTCGTGATCTGCTAAACCCGTTTGACATTAGAAACGCTAAAGGCATCTTTACCAAGGCTGAATATGCTTCTATGAACTCTCAAGCTATTCGTTTGTTTGGCAAAAAACCAACAAATGAAATTACAAATAATCAATTTATTTGATACAATGTTTTGAAACACGGCTAAGTACGAAGTCATGAGCGTACTGAAAAGAGAACTCCCCTCCTGCCGCAGTTTCTTTCTGGGAGATTTGCGGAGAAGTGCCATGCACTATTACAAATTTAACATTGCGGATTATCGTAAAGATACTGGTCATTTATCAACCATTGAACATGGCATCTATCGCCAGTTGATTGACTGGTATTACCTTGATGAACAACCCATTCCAGAGGAAACCCAAGTGGTTATCAGGCGGTTGCGTTTGGGTTCTGAAGAGGTTACTTTTCTGAGAAATATTCTTGACGATTTCTTTGTTTTAGGCAAAACAGGGTATACACACAAACGCATTGAAGTTGAAATTAAAGACTATCAAGAGCAAGTTGAGAAAAACAAGAACAATGGGAAGCTAGGCGGTAGGCCAAAGAAAACCCAGTCGGTTATTTCTGGGTTGCCAGATGAAAGCCAAAATAACCCTAACCAAGAACCACTAACCATTAACCATAAACCAATTAAAGAGAACAAGAAAGGCTCACGCCTATCTCAAGACTGGTTTCTTAGTAAATCAATGGGAGATTGGGCTACTCAGGAAAGACCTGACCTAGATGTTCGTCAGGTTGCTGAACAGTTTAAAGATTACTGGATTGCCCAAGCAGGTCAAAAGGGTGTGAAGCTTGATTGGGATGCAACATGGCGTAATTGGGTACGCAACACTAAAGCTGTTAAGCCGAATCCCTATGATGTTGGGAGGCTCACAGTTCCATCAAAGAATGAGCCTAACCTTGCTTTACTAAAAATAGAGGAAGACGCAAAAAAAGCCGCGCCAATTCCGCTAGAAGTATTGGCTAGGATGGCTCAAATAAGGCAAAAAGCATGATCCACTATCACGGCTTGCCAATAACTCCGTCTACAGCCGCTGTCAAAGCAATTGAAAATGGTCATGCGTTTGTGTCGTTTGCCCACTCTGACCAGCTTTCAACAGCAATTGAGGTGTGTCAGTCTTTCGCAATAGACAATGGAGCATTCTCTGCCTGGCGATCTGGCAATCCAATCCAAGATTGGCAACCTTTCTACGATTGGTCACTTAATCTAAAGAAAGTACCTTCTTGCGACTTTGCAGTAATTCCTGACGTTATTGATGGAACTGAAGCAGACAACGATGCCTTGCTTAAAGACTGCCCGCTGCCGACATGGTTTGGCGCACCAGTTTGGCATATGCATGAATCTTTAGAAAGACTTGAACAGCTTGCAAATACTTATGTGCGGGTCTGCATTGGTAGTTCTGGGGAGTTTTCTACAGTTGGAACATCCCAATGGTGGGTCAAGATGGGGCAAGCCATGAGAGTTATTTGTGATGACATGGGAAGACCTGCTTGCAAACTGCATGGTTTGAGGATGCTAGACCCTGCAATCTTTACAAAATTACCATTTTCATCAGCAGACAGTACCAATATTGGCAGAAATGTTGGCATTGATGTGCATTGGAAGCATGGTAATTATCTGCCGCCAACCAAAGAAGCAAGAGCGCAAGTCATGCGTTCTAGGATCGAGGCATTTAATGCCCCTTCACAATGGAATTTTTATCAACCAATGGAACAGGAAACACTTTTATGATTTTTGCTTTAATTGCATATGCTGTGGCAATGGTTGCCGCAAACCTTTTAGTGGCTACATTTGGGCCAGCAATCAGCCCAATAAACGCATTTTTACTGATTGGACTTGATCTGACGCTGAGAGATTGGCTTCATGTTCGACTCAAAACATGGCAAATGGGTGGCTTGATATTGGGAACAGGTGCTTTGACCTATTTGCTAAACCCTGCGGCAGGAATGATTGCGGTAGCTTCTGCGGTGTCATTCTTGGTGGCGGCTTTGGTGGATTGGGCTATTTTTGTAAAAACCACAGGGTCATGGATTAAACGAGCAAATGTTTCAAATACTGCTGGCGCTGCCGTTGACTCGCTACTTTTCCCAACGATAGCGTTTGGCGCTTTGATGCCTGAGATTGTTGCGCTTCAGTTTGTAGCCAAGGTTTCAGGCGGTGCGGTTTGGTCTTATGTTCTTGAAAAGAAGCTAAAGCATGAACTACTTTGAAGCCATGAGACTACTAGACAAGGTACGTGAAGGCGTACCATTTCCGATACACCTGATAAACCAAGCTCTAGAGCTTACTGGTGACTTGGACTAGGGTATATACCTATGGCATACAGTAGAAAAAACATCTCTAATGCAGGAGACAGAGTTGTTTTAGAGAAAGCCGAAGCAAGGGAAATATACCGAACTTGGCAATCCCTGAGAGACAATGATTTTGTTCGTGCCAGGCTTGAGCGTTGCGAAAAGGTCTATGGATCAGGAGCAAGAGATCGGGTCAGGTTTTATA